CCTCCGATTGTGTGTGTGATTTGTTTCATGTGTTATTAGCTTGCTGGTTCTGTATCAATGTCTCCCTCAATCTCGATAGTCATTGTGAACTTAGCAGTCTGACCGCTAACATTCTGCTGACCAAGAGCTGAAATCCATCCGTAGCCACCATGATAGATAGTCTCGGCTGAATCTGTAAGATGCCAGTACTTTTTAGTGTTGTTGGCATACAGAGTTTGGAAATCATTGAACGAAGCCTCGTTAGCATCAGGAACTGTGTCAACTACCGCATTCAAGGTGAAACGGTTGTTCTGAGGTCCTAATACTTTTAAAGTTCCACAGTTAGTCTCATCACTAACTACGTTGCGGCTGCCATCGAATGATCCCTCACTCTGGCACACAGCCGACTTTCTTGCACTACTCGGGCTGTCTGAATATTCGATAAACATCACACTGCCGGAGATTGTTGTAGCATCTGCCATTTGTTTTTATTTAATTTTGATTAAGAATATGCTCATATCTGAGTAAAAGCCTAAATGTCTTTTCAGAGCCATCATCTTCGTAAAGTTCGGTCTCTGATTGTATGGTGATTTGTGTTATCTGATGGTCTGGTATGGTTATTCCAAAAGAGTTAGGTTCGAGTATAATCTCATCGTAAATCTCTTGAGCTATATCGTAAGCAGTCTTACTATTTCCTAAAGTAGCGAATTTGGTTAGGATATCCACCACAATAATAGCAGACTGAAAAAATGCAGAGTTATTGAGGTCTGTCTGGGTACTACCCTCTGACCTTATTAGTACATAGTTGCCATTCTGAGACAAAGGCACAGCATCCTTATAGACTGGCACAGAGATAACCCCATTAAGGGTCTGATACCATTCTGTCTTTAGGTCGTATAGTGCAGTCTTAAATGCCATCTAATACTCTTGTTACATTTGTCATCAATCGTTCTCTAACTATTGGTATTTGCTTAAAGAAAAAAGGCTTAGGACTTATACCCTTTTTGTAAATAGACCGAGCAATCAAAAAAGCTGCTCTGTCTGCCTCTTTACCTTTTGCAATACCCTTTCTTGTTACCCATCCTTTAATAGCATCAATGAGCTTCAAAGTGCCTGATCCTTTTGCCCCCTTAAATTGGCTGGCATATTCCTCGGTCCCTGGGTATGGGTTGAACTTGGTCTTAGTACCAAACTCGATAAATGGAGCATAAAAGGTATTAGCAGAAACCTCGTAAACCATGTCTCCGACTTTGCTTTGGGTTATTGACCTTAACAAAGTGCCTCTATCTCCCCCCTGACTGGCTAAGTCTCTTTTGGCTAGGCCTACAAACTCTATGGCTGCCGCTTGTAACTCAGCATCGACCTCAGTCTTTACCTCTTTACTAGCTGTTGCAATGCGACCTTTCAGCGCATCCAACCCGATGACATTAACCTTAATCAAGCTCAAAAATTGCTAATGCAGTTACCTCCCAATAAAACCGTTTCTCACCTATCCTACGAACACCGCTAATAGAATAAGTTTGCCCAAAATACTCAATTCTGTAATCTGGGGTGATATTGTACCCCCTAAAAGGCAGCCTAAAGGTTTTAGTATCTGACATTTCTGTCCGACCATTCCCTTGGCTCCTAGACCCACCGCCATCCTCTACCTCTGCCCACATCTTATAGGTCGTAGCCACCGACTCGGTAGCATCCCCATTGGCATCAATGGTCTGGGTATATTTTAGCAGTTTTATGGGCTTTAGGTTACCTATCATCCTAACCAATTAACAGTTTTGTATCTTGATGCCAGATTCATGGCCTCTCGGCTCATGCCATAGACATTCTCATCCCCTCTATTAGTGTATCTGTAAGCGACCTCCTTATACATGGCATCTTTTAACCCTTTAGGTAAGTTAATAAAACCAGCCTCGTAAAGCATGGTCATATTTTCATAGTTGGGTGTCTTTAAGAGCCTGTTATTCAAAGAGACCTCAAAATCATCTGTGCTGATACTATCCCCCTCATCATCTTTTACATTGATGATGGTATTCACTGGACCAAAGGGAATCTCAAAGTTGCCAGCCAAGTTAGTGAACTCAATCTCCCATGTCTTAGGGATTAAGCTCAGGCCAGTAAACTCCTCTATCCTTTCTCTTGCTGACCTGATAAGCTCCGCTATCAAAGCATCATCATCGTTAAAGTCAGATGAGATACTTTCGGACTGATCAATAAACCCCTCGAGCCTGAGATAGTTTTTTACCTCGGCAACGGTTAAGGGCTCAGTCAACCCCGATTCGGAGGTCTGGTCCTCCCAGTCAATTAGTAGATTGTATAGCATAGAGATTTATTAAAAAAAGGGGCCAGCCGAAACCGGCCCCACCACATCAAACCACAGCACCTATTTAGAATGATCCGTAGATGATTGCATCTGTTCTCATGATGTTGATGTCTTCAAAACACTCAACACGAGCAGTTACCAGGTTTCTCTGGAAGTTGTCGCTATCTTCATAAGAAAACTCTACACGCAATCCTTCGGTCTCAACACGCTCAAGGTAGTTAGCATCGATGATAAGGGCTTTGTCGTTAGTAACCCATGAAGCACCGATTACAGGCACCCCAGCGATACGGACATTACCATTGGCATCAATTACGAAACCACCGGGAACAGAGTAGTCAGTTGGCTTAGTTTTAAGCAAGTCAGCCCACTGAGCATAGCTTACGAGAGCAAATGAAGCCTCGAAGTTAGCATCCAGTTGGTTGGCAATCCAGTCAACCAGTTGCTCAGCATCAACAGTTGCAGAGGTAGTAGTAGAACCAGTTGCAGCAGAAGATACAGCAGTAAAGAATGTGCTGTTCTCTTTCTTGTAGAAATCACGCAGCAGCATTCTCTGGAGGGTGTTCTGCAAGAAAGGCAGTTGGAACATCATCTGCTTAGAAAAACGAGCGAAACCAGCAATGTAGTCAGATACTACCTTTACCTCAGTCAGGTCGTAGTCAATCTGGCTCTTTGCGTTACCCTCAGTCTGGATTCCGATAGAACCCTCAGTACCTGTCTCACGATAGGTAACATAAAGTCCGGTTGGAGATACAGCAGTAGGGATAAGATCACGCATGTTAATCTTCTGAGCAGGCACCAATCCTTGACGTTGGTTGTAAGTAGCAACACCATCACCAGACAGGTTGTTACCCAAAGTCATTGTACCGACAGCTTTAAGGTCGATAGTCAGCTTGGCATTCTTGTTCTTTTGGAACTCTTTGATTTCAGCTTGCTTAGCCTCAAAAGCCTCAGCCATTTGCTCAGCGAAAGCATCACCAAAAGACTTAGTCTTATTATCGACTTTCTTGGCAGCTTTCTCAGCGATTAATTGGTCAAGAGCAGCTTGGTTTTTCTTAGCAGCCTCATCCATTGTTACAACAGCAGCCTTTACCTCGGCTACATCGTTTTTTACATCAGCAATAGCAACCTCATTGGCAGCTTTCATCTTTTCTACTGACTCGGTAGCTGATTTTACCGCAGTCTCGATGCTTTTCAATTCATCCATTGTTAGGAATTTAATTTAGTTAATAAATTGTTTAAGTTATGCTTCAATCCACTCAAATCTACCTCCGGCTCCTTAGTCTCTGCAACTGCCTCAGCGGGTTGCTCCTCTTTAGGAGTGGTATCTATTGAAATAAGTGATTTAATTGCTTCGTTAATTTGTGCTACTCTGATTTCGATAAACTCAAAAGCATCATCAGAGAAGCGGCCATCTTTTAATGACTTTAAGAGCATGCTCAGCTCTTTGCTAAGTTTAGCATGGTTGTCAAGGATATCTTGACTAGTCAATGACTTGCCCACCTCTAAAGTAGGGGTATTCATGTTAGCACCCCAAAGGACTGCCGAACCCTCAAAAAGCAGAATCTCTTTGATAAGGTTGTACTCGCCCTCGGCACTCTTTTGGTTCTCTTGCTTGATAGTTCTAAAGCCTACTGAGTGCTGGTTAATATGACCAGACTTGTAGAACTCTAGGACATCATTTCCCCATGTAGTGTTAGGCACATCGGTTATTCCAACCAGATAGTCCTTTTCTACATACAGCTCAGAGAACTTGCCAATAGCTGACTTTAGGCTTGGGTTGTGGTCTGTCAGATGCCAGATAAGGTTAGCCCCTTTAGGACCTCTTTCTGTCAGCGTCTTGTTATAGGCACTAAAGTCGATGACATCATTGTCAAAGTCTTTAGACCCCATCTGGCTGATAGCAACCTTTACTTTGCGGGTTGTCGTAGAGACATCCTGCACCGAGTTACTAAGTGTTTTTTGTTCAAAGTATCTTTTCATATTCAATATTTTGGGAGGGTTGACCCTGGTTATTATTTCATGATTCCGCAGTATTGGCCGTAGCCGATCAAGCTCCTCCCCTGTTTATTAATCTACCTCTGCTATCTCTTTTAGGTACAACAATCCAACTACATCTGCAATTTATGACCATTCCTGCCGAACCGCCCGGAGCTAAAGGATATTCAATTTGCTCTTTGCTCCTTGGGTCCACAAAGTTGTCGTAAAAGTCCACCACCTGACCATCCATGTGATAATGGTCTTTAGGTTGCTCAGGCTTAA